ATGGCGCATAGGCCCCTCGAAGCTGACCCTTGGGACGGAATGTCGCCCGACGATGAGCGCGGACCGGCCCTTTCCCGGCGCAGCCCCGGCTTGCTGCAGGTCGAATGGGCCGAGGAGATCGAGCCCCACCTCAATTCGCTGTGGCTGATCAAGAAGACGCTTCCGCAACAGGGCTTGGCGCTGATCTATGGTCACCCGGGCAGCGGCAAGAGCTTCCTCGCGATCGATCTGGCGATGCACGTCGCGCTCGGCTGGGATTGGAATGGACTCCGCACTCGTCGCGGGGTCGTCGTCTATGTCGGCGCCGAAGGGCAAAAGGGCCTCCGCAACCGCATTGTCGCGTTCAAGCGCCATCATGGCATCAGCGGACCCATACCGCTCGCGCTGATCCCGACGCCGATCGACCTCTACAACTCGGCGGCCGACCGCGCTGCCCTGTCAAACGCCGTCCGAGCAGCGGCAACCCGCTACGGCGATGCGCCGGCGCTCATAGTCGTCGACACGCTCTCGAAGACGCTCGGCGCCGGCAAGGAAAACACCGACGACCTGGCAGTCTATGTTGCGAACTGCGGCGCCCTCGCCGCCGAGTTCGAATGCTGCGTCCTGCCCGTGCACCATAGACCGAAGGACGCCGAGAGCACCGAGCCGCGCGGCCATGGCAGCCTCAAGGGCGGCGTCGACACGGTCGTCCTGGTCGAGGCCGGCAAGACCAAGCGCGCGCGCATCACCAAGCAGAAGGACGATGAGGAGCGCGAGCTCTTGATGTTTAACCTGCAGCCGATCGAGCTTGGCAATGACGACGACGGCGATCCAGTGACGTCCTGCGTCATCGTGCCAACATTCGTCGCGACCGATGAAGGCGTCAGCGAATTCGACCGCAAAGTCGCCCGGCTGCCGGCCGGGCCGCACCTCGTTTACAGCCAGCTCACTGAGCTCCTGGAGCAGGCTGAAGTCGCGATCCCTAGCGGAATTCCGGACGACGAAATCAACCGCGGCAGGGTTGGAAAGGTCGCCGATCTCGCCGCATGGCGAGACAAAGCAATCGCCGCCAGCGGAACACTCGATGTCCCGGCAATTGTCCCGGCAAACGCAACCTCCGGGACATGCCGGGACAAAAACCGGGACACGGCGAAAAAGGCCTTCAACCGTGCCCTCATCAGGCTCAGAAATGACGGAATTGTGCGGGTTTGGGAGCAATGGGCATGGATCACATACGAGCTGCCCTCATGACCGGGACAAAGCCGGGACAATCGGCGGGACAGCAGCCGGGACACCGGGACACCCGGGACATGGGTCTTTAGACCCTGTCACGTGTCCCACGTCCCGGCAGTCGGTTTTTGCGAGCGACACGCACGAGAGGTCGAAAACGACGCGTTACGCGTGTCGAACGCGGGCCTCCTGAAAATGGCGAGCGCTGCACCCACACTGCAGAGGTTCATCACCGGCAACTGGCGTCGATTTAGATAGGCGCCGAACTGCCTCGGCCAGCCGCCACGGAAAGCGTACGGAAAAGCGGGTGCTGAAATGCCTCGTCGCCGGCGGGCTTACGCTTTCCGAATGTCCGCCGCGTAAGTCTTGATGCCATCGATCGGGTCGGCGTTATCCGCACCTCGCAGCGCGTAGCCGAAGGCCTCCTCCGCCCGCGCGATTTCATCTTCGGAGTACGTCGTCTCCTCGCCGCAGCCAGGACAGGCGAACGGCTCGCGGATGCTGTCGAAGGCGATCTCGAAAGGCTGCCGGCAAGCGCAGCAGGTCAGTTTCACGACGGCGCTGTGTGGGGTCTTCATGGGCCTGGATTACCACAGCGAGCGAGGCCCTTCCACGCTTCCGGCTGCCGCAAGGGGGCATTTTCAGTGAACGTATAACCGCGTCTCAACGCGCGATATGATCCGCCTGCCCGCCTAATGCGGCCAGGAGAGCCCGATGTTTTGCGATCGCCACGGCCGTCCGGATCCCAACGGTGATTACGAGATCGTCAACGGCACGATCTGTGTCCGTGATGGCCGTCCCATCACCTTCTCCAGGATGTTCTTCGACAGCGCCGCAATGCCCATCGCCGACGGCAAGCCGTCATCCCCCGGATCGATCGACGAAGCTCTGCGCGAGCGATTTGCCACCATGGCGAAGACCAGCGGAACAACTGTGGCGGAAATGCTCGCGACCATGTCCCAGCAGGACATCGAAAAGGCCGCTTCCGAAGTCGCAGTGGCGTTTGTGAGCGCGCAGGCAGGTAACGGCGTCGCCGCGACCTTCGCAAAGGATGCTGCTGTGTCGCTGAGTGACGCCGAGCGAAGCATGATCATCGCGAAGGCTCGCAACGATCACGATCTCTGCCACGGTTACTTGCGCTCCCCACCCGCTTTCACCGCAGCCGATGCAGCCAAAGCTGTCTGTGCCGCGATCAAGCAAAAGGCGGGTGCAAGAGCCTTTCTCGACGAGCAGGCGGTGATCAGCACCACCCTAAAGGCTCGTCAGGACGAAGCCTACGCAGCCTCGAAGCAAGCGCTGCGGGACGCGCATCGCCAGCGGTAACCGAGATCCAGCCCCTCCTCCCGAGGTGAACCCATGCCCAAGTCATTCGAAGAGCGCTGCCAGGCAGCCATCCAGCCAAGCTCAAGGGGTCCGGACGTCCGCTCGGTCCTCGTCGACCTCGAGAACCGCGTCGTCGAACTGACCGCCAAAGCCCAGGGACTCCGTGCACTTTCGCTGGACCCGGAAACGGCGCCGGCCGCAGCGCTGTCGGCGCGCCACGAAGAAGCCGACGCGACATTCGCGATCGAGCGCCTCGAAGCGTTCAAGCCGCGGCTCGAGGAGCGACTCAGCCAGATCGAGGAAAACGACCGCAAGCGGGCGGAGGATGAAGGGCGCTCGCAGCTTGTCGCGCGGACGAGTGCGCTTGCGGATCGGTTGCGCGACCGCTGGCCCGTGCTGATCGGCGAGCTGATCGAGATTCTTGGCGAGCTCGAGGAGAATTCGGAGGCGGTCGAACGCGCCAATCGGGGCACGGCGCAGCATGCGCGAATCGTCTGCGCCGAGTTCCAGGCTCGCGGCGTCGAGGGCCCAGTCTGGCCCAACCTTGGCGGCTGGGTCGAGCGCCTGTTCAACATGCGGATTCCGGAACTGACAGGACCGCGGGTCGCCTGGCCGATCGACAAGCATCAGATTGCCATGGCGAAGGTCATGGCCGACGAGCATGCTCAAATATTAGCGGCACAGGCAGCGCGAACCCCTGCAGCAATCGCGGCCGCCAAGCGTCGCGAAGAAGCGCGTTGGACCCGCTACAGGGTCAGCCAGAAGCCTTACCGTGGCCACATGGTCACCGGAATCGGTCACCGCGAAGGCACTTCCAGCGTCGCGCAAGATCCTGTGACCCTTTGGATGCACGCCGGGCAGCGGGCGAAGGCCGAGGAGATGGGGCTGCACGTTGAGCCTCTCGAAAAGGTGCAAGCACGATGAGCTTTGCCCGCTCCCTGAATGGCGGGCAGAGGAGCGAGGACGCCACACCTCGCGCGCCGGCGGGAGCGTTACGGCATTTCGCTTCCGTCGGCGCACCCCTCAAGGGCGGTGCATGTGGCCGCTGAGACCGGCGTCCTGCCAGAGCGCGACGTCGGCGGCCGGCCGTCGAAATACGACCCGGTGCATTGCGACGCGGTCATCGCCTACTGCGCAACAGGCAAGTCGCTGACCGCTTTCGCGAGCTCAATCCGCGTGAGCCGGCGCACGCTGCTTTATTGGGCCGAGCAGCATCCGGAATTCGCTGAGGCGACCCAGATCGCGAAGGCAGCGGCCTGCTCATGGTGGGAAGATCGGGCTCTGGAAATCGGCGCCGGCGAAGGGGGGCCCGGTGCGGCGTCGATGGCGCAATTCGCATTGAAAAACCTCGCCCCCGAGGACTTCTCCGATCGCCGAGAGGTCAGCTATTCCGGCGCCATCAATCATAACTTGACGTACGAGCAGGCACGCGAGGAGGCCCGGCGCCGCGGATTGCCGGAGCGGGTGCTGATCGCCGAGACCGTCGAGCCCGACGACGATGGCGAGCCCGAAGGATGAGGTCCGCCGGCGATCTCGCCGTCCTCGAGGCGCTCGCTGCTGGCGAAGCTCAGCAGAGCTTCTGGGCATTCCGTCAGTTCATGGACCCGGGAATGATCCTCGGTTGGTGGCAGCGGGACGCCGCGGAGCACCTGCAGGAGTTCCACGCCGACCTCCAGGCGGGCAAGCGCCCCAAGCTGATCATCCAGGCGCCACCACAGCACGGGAAGTCGGAGACCATCATCGACTTCGTGGCCTGGTGCTCCGGCCGATCGCCCGACGTCCGAACGATCTATGCGTCTTTCTCGGAGCGGCTCGGGATTCGAGCCAATATGTCGCTGCAGCGAAAGTTCGATCTCGAGCGCTTCCGCAAGGCCTTCCCGCAGCTGCACCTCAACTCGCTAAACGCGGTCACGCAGGCAACGGGCCAAGCGCTTCGGAACCGCGAAATCCTCGAGTTCGTCGACCGCAAGGGCTACTTCCGCAACACGACGGTCGGCGGCGCCGTCACGGGCGAGAGCGCGGACCTGATCATCCTCGACGACCCCCTGAAGGGACGCGAGGAGGCCAATTCCGAGACGGTCCGCAACAAGACGTGGGCCTGGCTGACTGACGACCTTCTCACCCGCGCATCGAGCAACGCCGGGCTGCTCTGCATCCTGACTCGCTGGCATATCGATGACCCTGCGGCGCGGCTGATCAAAAGCGACCCGTCGGTGAAGGTGCTGAGCTATCCCGCAGTCGCGGAGGACGGAGATCAGCGCGGCGTCGTCGATCGTCGGCATCGCCAGGCCGGCGAAGCGCTATTCCCCGAGCTGAAGCCGCTCGACCAGCTCGAGCAGATGCGCAACGTGATGGATCCGGGCTCCTGGGCCAGCCTCTATCAGCAGCGCCCGACCATCGCCGGCGGTAACCTGTTCCATATCGATCAATTCCAGCGTCACCGGCACGGCGAGGAACGGCCGTACAAGCGCCGGATGATCTTCGCCGACACCGCTCAGAAGACCGGCGAGCGCAACGACTATTCGGTGTTTCAGTGCTGGGGCCTTGGCACCGACGGCGCGATCTATCTGATCGACCAGGCCCGCGGGAAGTTCGAGGCGCCGGAGCTCGAAAAGCTCGCGCGGTCCTTCTGGAAGAAGCACCGGAACTGCCGCGATGAGGACGCGGGCTACCTCACGGCGTTCGGCATCGAGGACAAGGTGAGCGGGACTGGGCTGGTGCAGCAGCTCCAGCGCGGCCCGGACAGCATTCCGATTCGGCCCATCAAGCGCCTCACAGACAAGTACTCTCGCGCCATGGACACGCTGCCCAGCGTCGCCGCCGGCCTGGTTTCAATCCCGGCCGATGCGCCCTTCACGACAGATCTGCTCGCCGAACTGGCGGAGTTCCCGGCCGGCACCCATGACGATCAGGTGGACCCGCTGCTCGACGCCGTGGCGGAGCTGCTGCTCGGCAGCGGCTATGACTGGGGCAACATGGACAGCCTCTGTCGCATCATGGGCGGCGGCGAGCACGACGCCTTTCGACAGTATCTCACCGCCAGCGGACGCCCGTTATGGACATTCTGAGGGAGCGCGCCCCCCCCAGTGAGGCCGCCGGCCTCGTCTCAATTCCGAAGTCGATGGGCCAGATCAGCCAGACGCAGATCACCCTCGACAAAGCGCTTGGGGCGATTCCACCGATCGCCCTCGAGGCTGGCCGGCGCGGCGTCCACAGGTTGCCGAACGGTTGGATGCTCGCGGTCGCTCGCGTCACTCGGGCGGGAATGTACCAAGCGTCGGAGGCCGAATTTTGCGGCGCGCCAATGGTCTATCGGCCACCGGAAGAGGTTTTCGCGCAAGCATCGCTCGAAAGCTACGCGGATGCTTGCATAACATTGAAGCACCCGGCTCACTTTCCAAATCACTATCTGCGAGATGACCCGCGGCGAGATGACTGCTCGGTTGGGCGGACGCTCGGAATCGGCGTGCGCGTTGGCAATTTCGTTGAAGTGCCGTTCTTAATCACCGATCCTGTTGCAATTTGGGCCGTTGAGAGCGGCATGTCTGCCGAGCTGAGCGTCGGCCAGCGTCGCGCCTTTTTCTCATGGGAGACCGACCAATTCACGCCAGCAGGCGATCGCTATCGGCATGCGGAAGGAGACATTCGCGTCGACCACATTGCGCTCGTCGAAAGGGGCCGCATGGGCCCGGAGTGCAGGGTCGAGACCGTTAGGCTGAACGGATTGCAGTCATGAGGGCCCCCAACAGCCTTCTCAATCCAATCGATTGCATCGGCGCTAGTCACGTGCCGTGCACTTGGGCAAACCGAAACCGCTTGTTCGAGGACCGCACCATCCTTGCCTGGACCGATGCGACGACGACGCCTGAGGCCGGGCAGACGACACTCATCCGGCTTTGGAAAATCGACGGCGTCACACTGCTGGCAGAGCATGCCGGCCTGATTGGGACCAGCTTCGACATTCCGGTCGCGTCGTTCGGTGCGGAACAAATCGCCATCGTCGAGTTCAAGGCATCACGCACAGATGCGTATGGCACTTTCGAAAGCCTTCAAGGTCATCGGCTCTATGTCCGGGTCGCTGCAGCTGCCAGCAGTGGAGCATTTGCCGGCGTTGGCACGGCGACGTTCGTCAGCGGTGTCGTCAGAGCGGCTGCATTAAGCGCTTCGGGCTCCGCATCAGAAAGCGCCGCTGGCTCGACCGGCACGACAGCCGGAACGCTTCTCGTCGGAAACAGCACGAATGGACTCATTGCAGCCGGCCAAGCTTCCGCAAACGTTCAGGTAGGGACAGCCTTTCAGGCGGTGGCGTCGGGAACAGCCACGACGGTAAAAGTTATTTGCGGCGCCAATAGTACAGCAAATTATCGGATGTGCGTTTATGGTGCTACCAGCGATGCGGCCTGGGGCGGGTCTTTGCTAGGGCGGACCGCAGATCAGTCTGGTATGGCTGATGGCATCGACGCGATTAAGTCGATTCCACTCATCGCTCCAATCAACATTGTAGCAGGCAATTGGTACGCCTTAACGATCCACGCCGACGGCGGCGTTTTCTTCCGCTCACCGAACACGGCTGCGACTGAGCGTTATTTCGCGGATACCTTCGCGGACGGACCGCTATCGAGTGCTCCTGCCAGCCCCGCCCTCAGCTCGTCGGCTGAGCCCGCAATCTGGCTGACGACCTGAGGCGGAGTTTCAAAGAGGACGTCCCCTGGACGATTTATGCCATGTTCCCGAATCGTTCTCATCGGCGTAGCTGCCGGGAATGTCGACCAAGCACGTCCGAACGACCGGTGATCTCGTTCGCTTCCGGTGCGCCCTGCTGGTCGAATGCACCCATTGCAGGAACACCCGGACCTTCAATCCGCGAGAGGCTGTGATGGCGCTCGGCAACTGGCCGCTGGACGGAATATCGAAACGGTTTCGCTGCCGGCGATGCGGGTTCAAGCAGGCGAGGGCGCGAGTGCTCAGCCCCGTCTAAGACGCCTCAGCGTTTCACCGTTGGCCAAGACGAAGGTCTCGTCGTCGATCCGCTCGACTGCATCGCCAGTATCGAGCTTGAACCTTCGAACGTGGCGGATGAAGCGTCGATCCTCGAATTGATAGATGGTTACGTGATCGCCGTTGCCGTCGATCACGGGAATTGCAGTTACCTTGGACAATGGTCCGCACTCCTAAGCGGACGATTCGGCGACGCGCAGTTCTGCCCAGATCGCAACTGCATTCAAGTCGGATGAAGGTTCATCCGTAGTGGCGGGTTGCAAGATCGGAGAGATGGATTTAGGCCTGCTAAAGCTCGGTCCACAGTCGCCGCCTACGGGCGCTGGGAAAGGCCGCGTCATGTCCCGCCAAGACAAGCTCACCCTTCCGAAGGTCGGGGATGGATCGCCGGAGCTCCCGGCGACCGACGACCGGCTGCAAGTCGACCTCAGGCTCAGCTTGGATGAGGTCGCGACAGCGAAGGAAGAGGAGTTGCGCCACAGCGCCCGTAGGCTGCCATCGTCACACGACCTATTGAGACTAGCTTGCAAGATGTATGAGGCCCGCCGAACGCGGGACAAACTGCTCGGTAATGACCTGTTCGGAGAGCCGGCCTGGGATATGCTGCTTGCCCTCTATTGCCTCCCGAAACGCGGCGAGCTGCTTGGGGTTACCTCCCTGTCTCATGCAGCCGAGGTTCCCGCCACAACAGGCCTTCGCTGGCAAAAGTCCCTCATGGCGGACGGGCTGATCGAGCGCGGTCCCGATGAAGTTGACCTGCGCCGGCAAATGGTGCGCCTGACACCCAAGGGTAAAGCGCTCCTAGAGAATTACCTTACGCGCCTGTTCTATTGCGACACGCCGGCGCCTCCGGGTCGATGACGGCCTAAAGCCCGATTTGCATTGCTGTTTAAAGGGTTGCAGCTTCGTCGAATCGACGGGGTGGCAGATGATGAGTGAAAGAGTGGAATGCGATCGCGAGTGTGCGATCCGTGTGTCCCTGAGGCTGGTAACGGAAGCAATGGATCTTCTCGACGCGCATGATGGGCCCCCCGCCGTCAGCGCTCACCTGGCGCTGGCACAACAGGGATTGCGCGAGGCTAGCAATGTCGTGGCGGCCTCGAGCTCGCTCGATAGAGGACCATCAGACGCCTGAGTGGGATGCCTCATCGGAACGTATGAATTGACCGATGTGACTTAAAATCTCGGAGGCCGGGGTTGCGACATTGTCTTGACCCGGTCGGCAGCAGGCTGCGTACTTTCTGAGTATGCCGCGAACCTGAAGGCCGTAGACGAACAGCCGCCGCTTGCCAGTTTCGGTGGAAACTATCTGGAAGATCGGTCCACCTGAGTTGCCGAGCATCGTAGCGCAGTCATTGAGCAGAGCGAGCGGGCGGACGGATGTGATACTGCAGTGAGGATCGATCAGCGGTCCGCGACTAGCAAGATGCAAAGTCGGAAAACCAGCACTGTTCACGATAGCGCCCGAAACCTTCCGCGGGTCCGCATCCACTAACGTTGCGTACCCAAATTTACTCCCGAGGCATTGGTCTAAGCGAAGCAATGCCCAATCGCTGCCTGGTACCTCGTAGGGGTCGTGCCCATCGACGTATCGCTCATAGCCGCCGGACGCGACAGTAGTTGCTGCCGTCTGCACAGGGTGATGGGTAGCTAGGGCTGCCGTAAACCAGACGCGCTGTCCGAGGACAGGACCGTCGTAGCGAATGACGTGCTGCGCGGTAATGGCATAGCACGGCGAGACAATGACCCCGGTGCCCCGGGTCCGGCTCGATTCGATGAGGCCGATTGGATTGTAGATCGCTGCAGACGCTGGGGCAGCTCGGACCCTGTCATCTGGACCAAAGATGGCCGCACTGCTCAATACCGGCTGCGCAGCCGCCAAGAGAAAAGTTAAACTCGCTGACCACCGCATGGACCAACGGATAGAGCCAACTTCGTCGAGCTGCGCTCGCAGAAGCCACCGAAATGGACCGAGTTAGTCGGCCCTGATCAATTTTGTGAAGCATTCCCCGGCCGTCGTCGCCAATCGGCCTGCTGCGTCCGTCACGAGTCGGCTGCCATCCGCGAGCTCGAGCCAATCTCCGTCGCGCTCATCATGATATTGGGTTATGAGGTGAGCGCGGCCGTGATCATCCTTCGATCTGTAGCGTGCAATGGCCATCATCGTACTTCTCCATCGTCACCGATCTGCCACGAGTTTCAGTGACGGATTATCCGCCGCGAATCCTTAATCGTCTTCCACGATCGCGTCCGCCCCGGACGATTCCGCTGATGAGCCTTTGAGCGGACCACCGTTCGCTAGCGTGCTATGGTGACAATGAGTCGATCGCCCTGCTCGGAAAGTCGGGCGCCTGGCTTCGGTGCGGCCCGTCTTTCAACCTCCTGGTTGCGGCGGGCCGTTACTGCTTGTCTTCGGCCTTCCGTCGTCGCGCCTTTTGCTTCGCGAAATGTTTGACAACCTCTTCATGGGTCAGGGTGTTTCCTTCATCGAGCGACCGCATCCCTTCGAGTGTTAGTTCGTAGCGCCGCTCCTCGTCGGCGAGCCATTCATCGAGTGCATGGCGAACGATCCAACTTCGGCTTCGCTCGATTCGATCGGCTATACTGTCTAATCTCGCCACAAGGTCCTCAGGCAGGTTGGCTGTTACCACTCGTCGGCCTTCTGACATGGATGCACCTCTCATCGGTCACCTGCCACAGAGCAGCAGCTGACTGTGTCATAACGCACTGCGTCGCAGATCGGTGCGCGTGCTCTTTCCCAGATCGAGCCGAGACCGGCCATTCTTGCGATAACGGCTAGCTTAGACTGGGCTCAAGGCGCACGGCCGAGCGGTTGGGCGATACAATCGCAATCAGGCTGCGCTTGGCGGCCTTCGCCGACTGGTCGTCACAGACGTGATCGCCGAAGTGGCCTCGGCATGGAGCGCTGTCCCGGTAGTCCGGCGTGTCGATTCCGAGAAGCCTAATCTCCCCGACGTTAGAGCAGCGGATGCTGTCGCCGTCGATCACCCAGGCGGCGGCGCAGAGGATGGGTGCGAGGATCATCGGGCGGTCCATAGCGAGCGTTGGACTTGCCAGCGAATCCGCGCGACGTGGAAGCCGCCGGCCTATGCGCGCGACGCCGGATTTGCTATCCTTCGCCGGCCACGCCGTGAGGCGTCGTGTCCCGATGGATGGAGATGAGCATGGCCAAGATCACCGGCCAGGATCGAGTGACCGCCCGCCTCAGTCGGCTCGCCAGCGAAGCGACGGTTCGGAAGGTCGGCGCCGCGCTATTCGCTGGCGGCCAGCTTATCGAAGCCGAGGCCAAGCACCTCATTACAGAGGGCGCGGTTAGCGGAAAGCACCATATCGCGTCGAAGCCCGGAGAGCCGCCCTCGAACGACACTGGAACCCTTGTCAGCCACATCGAGACGACCCAGCCTGAGCCGTTGAAGGTCGAGGTCAGCAGCAACGCGCCCTACGCCGCCGTTTTAGAATTCGGCGGGAGCAAGATGGCTGAGCGGCCCCACATGCGGCCCGCGACCGACCGGAAGCGCCAGGAGGTCGTCGAGCTCGTGCGGAACGCCGTCAACGAAGCCATCGGAGGGCGCTGACATGGCCGTCGAAGCTGACAAAGTCGTCACCGAACTGGTCGCGCAAACGGACAAGTTCAACGCCGACATCAAGGTTGCCGCTAACACCTACCAAGCCAGCATGGGCCAGATGGAGAATGCGGCCGGCGGCGCCGAAAAGGCGACCGGCAAGCTGTCCCTCGCCGCAAACAACAACCGCGTGGCGATGCTCGAGCTGCAGCACGTCGTGCGCGGTTCGACGGACCAGTTCGCGGCCGGCGCCCCGCTCACTCAGATTTTCGCTCAGCACGTCGCTTCGGTCGGCGAAGCGGCGGCGCTCGCGGGCGGAAGCATGGGCAAGTTTGGCGCTTTCCTCGCAGGGCCTTGGGGACTCGCTGCAACGGCGGCCGTCGGGATCATCACGACCTTGATCGCGAAGTATCACGCCGAAAGCGACAGCGTCGAGGATCTGATCGGCAAGCTCCGCGAGCATTTCGAGAAGACGCAAAACAGCGAAGAGGCAGATCGACAGTGGGCTCAGACGATCGACGGCCTGATCGAGAAGCAGGAGAAACTGAACGAGGTCCTGGCGAAGCGGGTTGGGCCTAGCGCGCAGGGTCAGAGCTTCATCGACATCGACACTACCGAGAAGAGCCTCAAGAAATTTCAGGAGGATCTGGACAAGATCACGAAGGTCCAGCTTCCGCAGGCGAACAAGGCGCTTGCAACCGCCAAGGCATTGCCGACCCTCGGCGGCGATCCGCAGGAAAACGCCGCCCTTGCGATTGCCCGCAACAACGCAATCTCGGAAGCGCAGGGAAAGATCGATCAGCTCAACCGGCGGGTGGATCAGCTCAACAAGCAGATCGCCGCGGCTCAACAGGCGGTCACGAACGGTCAGCTGGCGCTCGCCAATTCGGCTGCCGACGCCAGCGCCGACGCGACCGCGGCGATTGAAAGCCAAAAAACGGCGCTACTCGACCTGCTGAATGCCGCCGTCCAAGCGAAGAAGATCAATGTCGACGTCGCTCAACAGGCGCGGACAGCGATCGATCAGTATGCCGAGGCCCTGTCCAAAGCCGCGACGGCTGGCGTAACTTTCGACGCAAACCGTTTCGATCAGCAGGTCGCCAGCATGGCGAACAAGCTGGCCAAAGGCAAAGGAGACGTCGACGCCTTTACGAAGGCGCTCGATGCACAGACCCGCGCGCTCGAGCGGGATACCAAGGCAGCGCAAGATCGGAAAAAGGTCGATCCGGTCAGTCAGTTCAAACGAGATGTGATTGGAGCCGAAGGAACCGGAGCCAACGCGGCGGGGTCGTCTGCATATGGCCTTGGGCAGTTCATGCCGGGCACCTGGCTGAGCTATTTCAAGCGCACCTATCCTTCACAAGCGTCGGGGATGAACAACCCCGACATTCTAGCCCTGCGCGACAAGCCGAGGGTCGCCAGCGCGATCATCGACGCGGCCACCGACGACTACATCAAGGTGCTGAAGGCCGCGGGTCAGAGCATCACCGAGGCCAATCTCTACACCGTGCATGTCCTCGGCGAGCCGGCGGCTAAGAAGTTCTTCGCGGCCTCGGATAGCGCTTCGGCTCGCTCTGTCGTCGGTAGCAACGTCGCGAGCGTCAATGGCAACATCTTCACGGGCACCGTCGCCCAGGCGAAGGCGGAGCTCGCCAAGCGCATCGAAGACAGCTCTCCGGCAATCTCGCAGGGCGCCGCCGAACTGGCGCAATTGCAGCAGCAGGAGGTCGAACAAGCCCGCCAGTATGCGGACAAGATGTCCGGTCTCGACGATCAGGTCCTCGAAGCCCGCAAGACGCTTGGGCTCTCGGCTCAAGAGACGGCCGATATCGAAACCGCAGCCGTCAAGCTGTCTCACGATCGGTACGAGGCCAACGCCAAAGAGCTCGAAAAGGAGGGCAAGCTCGGCGGCAACCTGGGCGAACTGCTCGCGAAGAACGACGCCGTGGAGCAGGCCAGGCTCAAGGTCGTGCAAAGCCGCCTCTCGCTCGCGCAGGCGGCGGAGCGCCGGGAAGCCGCCGACAAAGCTGCGGCGACGGCCGAGGCACAAATCAACGCCGAGCAGGACCTGTTGCGATCCTCCGAGCAGCTGGTCACCTCGACAAGAGAGCGCCGCGCCATCGAGGACCGGCTGATCGCGCTTCAATTCGAGGAAGAGCGAACGGCACTCGAGCGGCAGATCGCGCGCGCGGATGAACTGCAGGCGATCGCCGCGACATCGAAGAATGCGGAAGCCATCAAGGCAGCGAGCGATGCGGAGGCCGCCGCCGCGATCGCCCGGGCGAAACTGAAGAACCTTCCGCAGCAGGAGGCCAACACCCTCGCTGCCAACGCGCAGCAAAATGCGTCACCGCTGCAGGCGTTTTTCGGTGACGTTCGCAAGCAGGCGGGCGATGTCAACGATGCCCTGGAGACCATCGCGGCGAATGGCCTGCAGAACGTCGTGGACGGCCTCTCGCAAGCCGCGGCAGGATTTCAATCGCTTGGCGACGTCGGCCGCTCGGTCCTTCAGACCCTCACCGCAGCTCTGGTAAAGCTCGCTCTTCAGGAGATCATCGCGCACACGATCGGTCGAGCGGCAAGCGCGGCGTCAGGGGCCGCCTCGATCGCTCAAGCGACTGCCGTTGGCGCGGCGATCAGCGCAGCGATGGCAGGCCCGGCTGCTCTCATGTCGCTGGCGACCAGTGGTGCGAACAGCATTGGCGCTCAGGCTGGCATCGCCAGTACCATAGGGCTTGCGACGATCCTCGGCGCTCCCAAGGCCTTGGGCGGCCGCATTTTCGGCCCTGGCGGCGACACGGCGGATAACATCCTCACTCCGTCTTCGCGCGACGAGTATATGATCCGGGCGTCGTCGGCGCGCGCGATCGGATATGACGTCCTTGATCACATGAACCAAACTGGCGCGCTGCCGAGCTTCGGCGGCCCCGTGAATGGCCGGGCCTCGGCGCCGGGCGGGGCCTACGGAGGCATCTCTCCCCGCGACATCGAGCGGCTTGAGGCAGCAATCCATGCCTCGCGGTCTGACGTTTCGGTCTATGCCGGCCTCGACCCCTCGGAGATCATGCAGCGCGCTTTCGGGGCGCCCGCGGGGAAACGAGCATTCCTCGCGCACCTCTCCGCCAATTCGGCCGCCATCAACGCTTCCCTTGGCCGCAAAGGCTGACTTTCAAGTCGGCGCCAACGCGGCTATATCCGCGCCAAGCTGCGGGCCGGTTCGGCCGTACAACTCAGGGCTCGCCTTTCGGGGTTGACTGCATTGAGTACCGCAGTCATCCCTTCAGCGATCGCGGAGCGCCTGCTCCAGCAATTGCCTGATCGCCGCTGGCCTCGATGGCCGCGGCTCCGGCTGCTTCGCGATCCAGTGGTCCAGCTTTTGCTCGAGTTCGGGATATAGCCGCAGGCCCATTGCCGGGCGGATGCCGGTCGCCGGCCGTCCCCTCCCTCTTTTTTCGCTATCGCCTATTGCGCGGGCCATGGTTAACGGCTATCGGAAAAAGCGAGCCGAGGCAAGGCGGCAACCTTGCTCCCGGCTCTGACCAGCACCGTCCTAAGGAGACGATCATGGCTTCGAACGTACTACAGTTCCCGCCGCAGCCTGCCAACGAGAACCCTGGTGACGCGCCTCCCTTTGACCCCGCCGATGCCGCCCACGTGCGCGCGTGGCGCACGCTCTGGCTGCTTGCAAACGAAGAGCTCCGCCAACGCATGATCGGGAGGCGGTGATGACCGCGGAGCCGAAACCCGCAACTTCTCGCAATCTCGAAGATAACGGTCACGAACAGGGATCTGCGAGCGTTTGCTCGACTGCCGAACAGGCGCGGGCGGGCCTCAGCAGGAGACAAATCGTGGCTACATTGGCAACAGCAGCATCGCTTCCGGCCGTCGCGATGGTTCCGACGGGAGCCTTCGCGACGGGGGCGCCGGCAGCACTCAGCAGCTGGCATCGACTATTGGCGGCTTGGCAGACCTGCCACTCCGAAGCGGAGACCGCCTCGCGCGTGTGTGACAAGATCGGAGAGGACTACGAGGCTGCCGTAAAAAAGGTGCCTCACATCACGATCGGTTACGACTGCGCCAACAAACCGATAACCACAGCTTGCGCGGTGATGCTCGCCGATGCTCGGCGGACGGTCTCAGGCGTGAGGTACCTCGAGAATTATCCCGGCAATTACGAGCGCCACCGGAGTGCGCAGAAGCTGCTAGACGCTCAGGAGCGACGTTTCGCAGACATGAAGCGGATCGATACTCGCCTCGGCTACTCAGCGGCAGCGACAGCGTGCGATGATGCTTGGGAGCGGGAAGGCGAGGCGAAGCGGCGATTGATGGACATGCCGGCGCCTAATCGCGCAGCGGCGCTTTGGAAGCTCGAGGAACTGTTCGGGCCAAAGCAGCTCGAGGACGAGGGTGGCGGCATTCCACCTTGGACCGCTGACTATACTGCGCAGTTCTTCGATGACGTCAGGCGCTTCCTAGCGAACTGA